CATCAGCAATCAAAGCCTTTACTAGATCGGCGTCGCCAGAATTCATAAAGATCGGGGTCTGCGGGCCCATGAACGCGCCCAAGACATTAAAGTCAAAATACTCTATTGCCTCCTCGCGTGTCATGTCCACCGCCCCATCCATCAGGATATCAATGCATTTCTGTATATCGTAGACCAGAACAGGCCCCTCGTCGTCACTTACCGTCGTTCCGTAAGCCGTTCCAATTATAGCGTCATCAAAACCATCTGCCTTCAAATACATGTCGTCTTCCACGGCATTTATGCTCAATTGAATTTTTTTAAATTTACTAGTCACGTCTTGGGGCCCCTGTGTGATTTTTATATGCAATTTTATGCGATTAAACGTATATGGATTTTTGCAATTTTTTCGCGACTTTTCAAATTGTTTTTTCTCATCATTGTTCGTGAAAAACATGCCCAAGCACGCGACCCGAGTAAAAGGGGTACCGGGCGCGTTTGTACGTGAAATCCGGCCAATTAACTGCGATCAGCCTCGATTGGACCGGGGGCCCCGGTGCGCGGAGCCGGGACCAGGGCGCGCAGTACGCGCCAGGATCGCCAGGGCTGCGGGCATTGGTTCGCGGTCCAGGCACCAGGCACCAGGCACCAGGGCTCTTGCCAGGCGTGCCAGGGATCGCGGACCAGGGATCGCGCCAGGCACCAGGGATCGCGGAACCCGGCCCAGGCCCAGGGATCGCGGACCAGGGATCGCGGAACCCGGCCCAGGCGCCTGGGATCGTCCAGGCGTGCCAGGGATCGCGGACCAGGCCCAGGCCCAGGCCCAGGGATCGCGGACCCAGGCCCAGGGATCGGCTACCAGGGCTCGCGGTACGCGGTACGTTTCCAGGGGTTCTAGGGCCGCCTAGGGCGGCCAGGATAGGCGGGGGATAGGATCGCCCAGGGTGGACCAGGGTGGACCAGGGTGGACCAGGGTGGACCAGGGTGGACCAGGGATCGGCTACCAGGTAAAAAAAAACCGGCGCAGCGGCCGGTTTTCTCGCGCCAGGTTGGCGGCTAGGGGTTGATGTATCCGGGCTCGTGTCGCGTCGGAACCAGGTGATCGAGGCGCGCCCAGGCGGGATTGTCTTCCGTGAAAGAGCAGTAAAAAGCCAGGATCGCTTCCTTGCGGGTAATGCCGGTGTGCGCGTTCATACCATCGCACCAGGATTGATCCAGGTGCTTATCTGTCCGCTGCGGACGATAGCCAGTCGATCGGTGCTCGATCGCGATTACCTGGGCGGGATCGAGCGGGTTCGGTAAGTAGTAAAGCATTTTCATTTTCTCCTATTTAACTATTTCGATGATTGAGACCGGCCCGGTTGCCTGGTAGCAGTTGAGACAGTCCAGGCATTTCCGCCCGGTGCAGTTGTCACGCGGATCGGCGGCGCGGGTATTGTTGAATACCTTATGGAAGTGTTTCGGGGGATCGGATCGCACGCGATCGGTGCGCGGATTCGAATAGATAAGAATCAGATTCGCCGGGATCGGCCCGCTGCTGGCAACCGATCGGACCAGATCGGCGCGTTTAGTCCAGAGCGTAAAGGTAGTTCCCGGCAGCGCAGCCGCGATCCGAACAAAGTTCCTCAAGTGGTCCCGGTTCTGCAGCTCACCATGCCCGTGGAAGCGAACGAAACGAAGGTTCACCAGGCGATCCGTCAGGGCGGCCAGCTCCAGGTCGGTGATCGGGCGTGCCAGTGCCCGGCTGTTTTGTTCCCAGGGATCGACACAGTTCTGGCGGTGAGTTTGCAACATTCGAACACTGTAACAATCGCCGCAGATAGTTTTACCGGCTGCATGCTGCTGCTGGCAAAATTCATTGCTCAGGGTGTTGGTGTTGATCGCTGCGAGCCCGTCAAGCTTGCCGGTCATCCGGCTGACTTTAATCACGGCTCCAGTCCCAGGTCTTTAACGGTTTGCAGATCGGCGGCCAGTCCCTGGTGACGTTCCAGGGCTGCGCGGAAAATTTTGCACGTTCGTGCCTGGTCTCCGTCCGGTTCCATTGATTGAGCCAAGAGGAACAACTGCAAGTCGGACATAATTAAGCCCAGGGTTGTCAGGTGCGGATCGTTCGAGGCAATCAGCTCCTGGCGTATGTTCTGAACGTAGAACTTAGTTTCTGAGGTGGGGAAAAATTGCGTCTGCTCGCTATCTTTTACTAACTCGATAGAGGTGGTTCGGCTTTCCAGCTCTTCGAATTGGTTAACAAGCTCGGCGATCTGGTCTTCAAGTCCGACGATCTGGTCATCAGTGTACTGCTCGGCATCGAGTCGGCAAACAAAGTTCTGCTCGTCCACAGTGTTCTGGATCATGTTCTGAATTTCTGTGTCTATGCTCATGTTCTAATCTCCACGATTGTGGACGCTGAATTGCGCCCATGTGCAAATAGTATGCGATTGCTGTGTGTAATTCAAACATAAAAAAAGCCCCCAGGGCGCAAACCATGGGGGCCTTGTTACTGGATCGGCGGGGTTATGCCGCTGCCGCGACTCTCTGCCAGTCCCTGGCGGGTAAATCCAGGACGCGGCCGCCCAGGCGTTGCCAATCGTCGACGGTGTCCGGATCGGCCTGATGCGCTACGGCCGTGACGGCGTTGACCATAGTTGCCCGGCTGACCGGATGCCCGGCGTATCCTTCTTGGCCGATAGTGGCCAGGAGCCCGTCCAAGACTTTCGAGGTGTCCGATTTGGTCAATTGCAGCACCTTGCCCAGGTTTTCGGTGGCTTGGTTGACGCTACCCTGGACGATATCACCGGCGGCCACTTGCATTTTTTGGATGACGCTATCCAGGGCGTCCCGGCTGCCGTAGCTGCCCACCAGATCGCGGACTTTTAGGCTCATGGCTTTATTGTCCGCTGTTTTGGCTTCATCCGTTAGCAATGACCAGGTGTCTGATTCGCTGCGGGCACTCGTGATATGGCTTGAGCGGTGACGATTCGCAGTTTGCATGCCATTCAGGCATGCTAGCGTCCACACCATCTGGTAAACAGCGATCGAGCCCATGCCTACCTCACTGTTACTTAGACCGATGCCCAGGGCCATCATATCGCCCACGGCTGCGCCTTCCCCGGTGTACCGCTCCGACTTCAAACGCAAGTAAAGGCGCTTGTCGGTGACGGTTCCCTGGACCACTTGCCAGGCGGCGTCCGAATCCATGAGCTGGGGTAAAGCACTTTCCAGCAAGTCGGCATTATCGAACGTTTTAAATTTGTCACTCACGAACGCTCGCGCCACGCCCGGGCGCCCATCAAGGTTAGCGTGGGTGCGGATAAGTCGCTGGACCGGCTCGCGCTCGAAGGTGGCATTAATCAATGCGCCGTATTCTTGCGGGTAGTTGGTTAGCAACCGGCGCGCGGTTCGGACATCTATTCCCGCCTTGCTGCTTATCTGATCAAAAGCAACCGGGTTGATCACCAGGTCCGCAGTAGGCACGCCGCCTTCAGATTCAATGATCAAGCGGGGGCTGGTTTCTGAGCCCGGGGCGTTTTGAGGGATAAACTGCAAGCTGTTGGTAGGTGCCAAGTAATCCTCGGTCCTGGCTTTGTCATCCTGAACCCGTTGCAGCAATTTGGTCAGTGTATTCTCTTGGTTTTCGATTCTCATTTTCTTTACCTTTATTGAGTTAATTTTGGTCTAACGGGACACATAGTAATCGCATATAAGAAAAAAGTAAAATTTCTATGCATAAAAAAACCGGCCACTAGGGCCGGTCCTGTTTATCCTCCTTTTCTTTGTCCAGGCGTTTTTTCCTGGCTTCCCTTAATTTTTTTATTTCCTCTGCTCTCCGGCGGCGAATATGCGGCGGATCGCGGCCGCGTTTAGGCTTTAACAGACTGTCAATCCACGCCCCGATCCAAACAAAGATCATGTGAGGCTAGGCGGCTGCCGCGCCAGGAGACTAAGAATTAACTCCCCGGTGCTATCGATCGCTAGGGGTCTGCCCAGGATCGAGTCGTTCTGATCATAGCTCCAGACAAAATGCTGCGAGACATGCAAGTTCGCCCAGGCGATCGGATCGATTGCTTTTAAAAAGCGCGTGACATCGCGTGTCCAGTTTAAGGGCAGCGCACAATCAACTGGCGGCCGATCAATGCCCAGGATTTCAGAGGCAATTTCGTATTTATCAATTAACATTTATGATGCTCCGTGTACTCCGCTAGTAAATTTCGCACGCCTGTTTCACCCGTTACAGAGTCAGTCTCTCTACCCCATATAATATATTCTTTCATATTGTGTTTTCCCCTTACTTTCCCTCTTTTAGTGGTTGTAGTTTGTCTTTCGGCCTAGTGATATAACGCTGTATGCTATGTCTTCTGAAACTCCGTAATATTCTGCGAATCGAGCAACTGTCAGGAAATCACTGACCCAGTCTCCTATGATGATAATTGCTGATTCAGTAATGACCCAGTTAACGCCGTTGCTAAAGTTGTATGCGTTCATCTTCTTATTTACCAAGTCGATTGTCGCACCACGAGCAGTCGCTGAAACTTTCCGCTTGCCCTCTGGATTGAGGCGCAGCATTACGGAATCCTCGCCGTATTCAATGTCATAACGTGCATTGGGAACGAATCCCGCCCTGAGCATTGATGGGTGGTTCTGTAGCCACGCCCGATTGCATCCCCTATGAATGGTTGCTTGCGTTGAAACTAGGTCGATTACTTGGTTATTGTTTGTCATTGTCTTCTCCTTGATGCCCCCGAAGGGGCGTTGATTGTATTTAGCTAAATTGTGTTGTGGCCTATTTTTAATGCGGCAACGACAGGATTGCTGGCCGTTCGAGAAATACCCGAATCGTCACAGCTCCATTCGCCATTCTCTAGCATATATGCTGCAAACGTGTTGCCGTCTATCTCTACAGCGCATACCGTTCCAGCATCAGCGAATGTCCCCTTCCATCCGTTCGAAGCGCGGAAAGTTTTATTGCGAATAGTTACCTTGTATTCTTCGCCACTCCAATTTTCAGCATTATATTTTATTGTTTTCATAATATTTTATTCCTTATTCGATTAATTCTTTGTTTGTTGGTTCGATCCCAAATGTAGCAGGATCAAACCCGACTAAAATTGTCTTGCTGTAGGCTTCACCGAGTGTCATCGCACAATCCTCACCGGGTCATCTGTCTCGATCCAAACCTTCGCGCCGCACGCCAGGGGCTTGTCTGGGCTGTATACCAGGCGGCCGTTTTGGAATTCGACTTCGTTACACTTGCGGTTCTGTTTGTAGTCTTTAACGGTAAGGACGGGCAGTTTCGCGCCTTTGGCATTAGCCCGGATATTGTGTTGGTTAACGTGGATTCTAGTTTTCATCGCATTTTCCTCTGTGAATTTTATAAAGCGTTCTCACAACGCTTACACAGAGTATATGCGGGTTTATTGTGTTAATGCAATAAAAAGATCGTCCCAGGCGAAGCTGCGTTCCTTATCCAGGCGAAGTAGTGGTTCTGTCACCAGGCCATCCCGCGCCAGATCAATGGCCGCTGCGCCCGGATAAAGATAGACCGATTCACCGTTGCGATGAGTCTGGTGTACCAGACAATAGACGGGTGCGTGTTGGTGGGTGGTTAAGAAGGATATTTGATGGGGCGACAAACGGACGGCATTTCCCTTAACCGATTTTAATTCGATTAGAAAAAACCGTCCCTGCTCATCACATCCCAGGACATCGGGTACGCCCAGAGATGCCCAGGATTCAAGTCGAGTCAGACGCCATTTTGGTCGAAGTGTTTTCGCTTTGCTCTGGAATGATTTCCAGAAGCTGCTTTCCTTCTTTGCTTTCTGCTTCTTCGGAGTCGTGTCCCACGGCAACTGTTGTTGGCTCATAGACAGATTTAATCTCTTCGAGTGCTTTTAAAACTTCGTCTTTAGACATGCTCTCGATGGTGCCGTGCCGCACTTCAGATTTAGACACGTAGATATCGCCTTGAGCCTGGCCTCTTCGGTATTCAGCCATTACGGCTGCGCTGTACGCTTTGTCCCCTAGCGCCATATCCCGGATGCGTTGTAGGTCACGAAGATGGCGCTTGTAGTCAATGCCATATTTTGAATCCAGCTCCTGCCGGTATTCCTTTATCGATTTTACAACGTGTGGGGATATTTTAGGGTTGGTGAGTTCAGAAGCTCGCCGGGAGGCTGACTTCTCCGGGTAGCCTGCATTGATAGCTGCTTCCCGCATTGTTATCTGGCCGTCTTTTGCAACCAGCTCTTTTACAAACTTCTCTTGTCGACGGGTCAAAGGATGGCGTTCTCGTTCGTCCATCGTTTTCTTGGGCCTGCCGGGCTTACGCTTTTCACTGGCAGGGATATTGTAGCGGTTTGGCATCCAGAATCTCCTCAGATGAGTTCTGGGCAATTTACCCGTAATCCTCCTATATTTCAAACCGCTTTATGTATATAGGAAGAAAAAAAAAAAAAAATAAAAAAACTTTTCAAAACGCATAAACGGAATATCGCAATTAAGCTCGGGCTCAGAATCAAGCAAACAACCCTTCTGTAACTCCTGCAACCTTTCCAGCAAACACCGGAACCGTCCTAAAGCACCGTGAGCCGTGGCCCCCGAGCCCTTCAGTTACACAATTACACCAGTTACGGCGATTTAAAAATTATTTTTTATTTTTTTATTTTCTCCCTATATATATAAAAGGCCAAAAAAGGAAGACCCGTGACGTGGGTCAGACGGCAGGTCACCAAGTTTGAATAAGAATTCTCGGGAATAAAGAGAAGTCCTCAGGAGTGCCTGGCCCTGCTGCGGGTGTTATTGGGGTGAAAATAAGAAAGCCCCTACGCACCGCCCGCTGACATTTTTAAATTCCTTCGGGTCGTTCGATCCAGGTCTCGTGGGTATGTTCCATGAGCCGTTGGCATTTGGAGCAGTGTTTACAGATTCGGCGCTTTTGCCCGTTGGATGTATACAGGAACCACTCGTGTTTATCGTTAAAGCAGTTGAGCCGTGTTCCGAGGTCTTCGATCCAGTCTATTATTTTATCCACGTTTACCTCATCAAGAATGTAATTTTCTAGCATTTTTGCTATAGGTCTTCTCGGTTCAATAGGGTCTTGAGTGGTTCCTGCCTTATTTCCTCGCCTGTGTCTACTTTGTAGTTGTATGCGAGCATCTTCATCAAGCAGTTCAATGCCCGCTCTGCGTCTGAGTCTTCTAACATTCCAAGACCAACAAGCTCATCAAAAAGTAAATCTTTAGCTTCTTTGATTTCTTGGTACATATATTTGGTAGCTACCATTGAGCTACCCCAGCCTTGCGTTTCTACCTTCATGATTACTCTCCTGATGCCCCCGACATGAGCCGGGGGCCGTGGTTGGTTAGGACTTTGATTCAGCCCGTGGATTTTCCATCTTAGTGTATGCCTCGAAGTCAAACTTGATCAATTTTTCGTCCGTGTCAGGGACATCGAACCATTCCTTGATCAGATCGTTATCCTCACTGATCCGCTTGAAGTATTTCCAGAAGTTTGGATCGTGGATGTGGTACTCATGGATGCTGTGGTCGTGGGGCGTGATGTGTATACAGTTGACCCCGATACCCTTGCTCTGCCAGGTGTACTTGGTTGAGCCAAAGTGACCGTAGTCCACGGTTTGTTTTTTGGACGTCTGGACGACGATGGCGGTAAAGAAGCCTGGTTTGCCTTCGAGTTTGAAGTCAGTAATTTTGATTACTTGCATGATGTTTTCCTTTGTTGTTAAAGAACATGGAGCTGATCTTTCTGTCAGCTTCCAAACACAGGGTATCATACTTTATGTGTAAATGCAAACCCCCTAGTTTACGGCCATTCCAT